CGGCGGCGACGAGGCGAAGCTGCGCTATTGGGGCCTGCTCGAGGAACGCGACACGGTTCCGGAGGGCGGCGGCCGGACCTCCGGCGAATGGCGGCTCACGGCGCGCGGCGTCTACTTCGTGCGAGACGCCCTCGTCGTGCCGCGCTATGCACTCATCTACAACGGCGAGTGCCTGAAGCTCGAGGAACCCCTGATCGGGATCCGGCAGGCGCTCGGGAAGAAGTTCAACTACGAGGAGTTGATGAAGCGATGAACCCGTACGAACGAATCGCCCTCTGCGCGGAGCTACTGAACTGCGAGTACCGCGCCGAACAACTGAAAGCGCGGCTCGGCCAGTCCGCCGCCGAACGCTCGGATCAGATGGGCCAGCCCGTGGAGGAAGAGGTCCCCGCCCACATGGTCATCCCCGACGAGGCCCGGCCGCGGGCGGAAGCTCGCCTCGCCGCGCTCGAGGCCCGGTGCCAAGAGATCCTCCAAGCGCTGTGGCCGATCGATGAGGGCCTCCTATGACGGCGATGGGCGACAGGGATCGCCGGGCGTTCGGGCACCTGTTCGAGGTGGCGGTCGAGCAGGGCATACCGCCGGCGGCGATCCTCGCCTACGTCGCGGAGCTAACCCACGAGGCCGACCCGGTGCCGGATCCGACCGGGAAGCTCTGCATCTACGCGATGAACGAGGAGGAGGGCACGATCGAGAAAGCGATGATGGGGCGGGACGGCGACTACGTCCTCCACCTGGGGCCGCGCTACGAACTCGCCCACACGAACGTGTTCCCCAAATCCGGAACTACGCAGTTGACGGTGAAGCGACGGCCGACGTGAGCGCGTGGGTCGCCCAGCGCGCCGGTTGGGAAGTGCTGCCGATCGTCGACGCCCCGGTGACGGCGATCTCCGCCGGCGCCCGGTGCCCGAAGTGCGGGGGCGACGGCTGGGAGATCGAGCCGGAATGCTGCGGCAACACCACCCCGTCGGGCGAATGCCGGGGCGACTGCGCCGTCCCGGTGCAGGTGCCGTGCTCGGCGTGTGGGGGGAGCGGCGAAGTACCCGAAGAGCAGACCGAGCTTCCGTTGTGAAGGGCGCGCCCGACGTCGGCTCGCTCTGGCACTACCCGCCGTGGACGAACCCGTCGTGGTCGGGCCCGTGGCGGGTGATCGGGGTCGGCCGCCGAAAGACGCACGAGTGGGCCGAACGGGTCGTGTTCCTCGAGCGGGTGGACGGGCCGCCGGAAAGCTGGCAGACCGAGCCCTACGAGGCGTCGTTCGAACACGCGGATTGGCCGGGCCTCTGGGAGCCGTGGCCGTCGGTGCCCGACTTCCCTCCCAGTAGTTAGTTACCTGTTTGAGAGTAGTAGGGCCTGTGGAGAAGTCGCGAGGCGGCGTGAATCCCCTGCTCGGTGCGGGGATCGGGCCTGTGGAAAGCCCTGTGGACGAATGGGGACAACTCTCGATTTGCAAATTGCGATTCGCGAAATGCACACCGTCCACAGCCCGGCGTCCACAGGCTGTGGATAACTCACAGGTGATTTATGCCGACGCCGACCGGGTGTAGTCTCGCGCGGCACCCACCACACGAAGGAGAAGCGATGGCCCAACCACGACGCACCCCCAGCCGCGATCCGGAGGACGACCACGATGACGGCGGCCCGCAGGACCCACCGGCGAAGAGCTTCGCCGTCTTCATCCAAGATCAGCGCGCCGGCGCCCTGCACAACGAACTCAGCGAGGCCCTCGCCGAGGTCGTCCAGCGGGTCATCGACCTGAACAAAGCCGGGTCGCTGGCGCTCTCGATCAAGGTGTCGCCGGCGGGCAAAGGGCAGGCGGCGGTGTTCATCACCGACGAGGTGAAATCGAAACCGCCGGAGGACAAGCAGTCCTTCATGTACTTCAGCGACGGCCACGGGAATATCTCGCGGTCGAACCCGAACCAGCCCGAGCTTCCGCTGCGCGAGGTGCCAGCGCCGGAGCCGCGCGATCTACCACCGAGGAGCTAGACGATGGGACGACACGAAGAAGGAACCGAGATCGAGGGCCAGCCGTTGACGGCCTCCCTCGGCCACATGGGCGGCGATGCCGCCGTCATCCGCGACATAACCGAGGCGACGTTCGAGCCGGTCGAGATCTCGCCGGACAAGCTCTACGTGCTGCGGCAGGCCGACGGCACGCTGAAGCCGACCAGCCTCGAGCGCTACCGGCCGACGCCCGACCGCATCCGCGGCACCTACGAGGCGGCGACGGTGGAATCCTTCACCGACTACGTCCGCGAGTGGGCGACCGACAAAACGACCGTGTGGGTCCACCCGACGTCGGCCTCGGTCATCGCCGTGATCAACGACGGCGATATGGGCGCAGATGCGATCGGGTGGCGCGATCACCGGGTCGAGTTGAAGCTGCTTCCCACGCCGGAGTGGACCTTCTGGAAAGACGGCTCCGGCAAACCGATGAACCAGCAGCAGTTCGCCGAGCACATAGAGGACGGGATGTCTCAAATCGTGGACCCGTCGGCCGCGACGATGCTCGAACTCGCGCAGTCGCTCCACGTGAAGACGAACGTCCAGTTCCGCTCGCAGATCGAGTTGCAGGACGGGTCGGCCAAGTTGCAGTACGACGAAGAGGTTGAAGGTTCGGCCGGGAACAAGGGTCAGATCGTCATCCCCGAAACGTTCGAACTCGCGCTCGCGCCCTACGTGGGCGAGGACTCGTTCAAGCTGAAGGCGCGGTTCAGGTACCGGCCGCAGGGCGGCAAGCTGACCCTCGGCTACAAGCTGATGGATATGGAGCTCGCCGAACGGACGATCCTCGAAGAGATCGCGAAGAACGTCCGGAGCGGCATCGGTGCACTCGGCAAGGTCTACCTGGGCGCCGCGCCGGCGCCGTTGTCGGCCCAGTCCTGACCCTCGAGTTCAGGCTGAGCGGTTCCACGTGAAACGCTCGTGGCGACCGCTCAGCCTGCAACCCTCGTCCGATGCATTTCTTCCTGACCTTCCTCGGCGCCGTGATGTGGGTCGCCGGAGGCTTCGTCCTCTGGCGGGAAGCCAACGCGGCCGAGCCCACCTACGAGTTGACCGGCGGCGCGGTTGTGCTGGTCGCGCTCGGCGCGGCGGTGTTTGCGGATGGCCTCTCGTGACGAGTTGCTCGCCGCCTACCCACTCCTCGCCGACCCCAGGATCGCGGCGCTGATCAATGGGGAAGGGGACGCGGGAGAGGGCGCGGCGAGCGGGTCCGGCGAAGCTGATCCTGCCGCAGGAGAACGAACGGCGGGCGTACCGGGCGATGCAGCGCCGCCAGCGCGAGGCGGCGGCGCAGACGCTCGAGCCACCGAAGACGGAGAAGCCGGCGTGGATGTGCCGCGTGGTCGGCTGCCGGAACCTCTCGCTCGCCGGCCACGACGGGCCCGACGGCATCGTGTGGCTGTGCGGAAGCTGTAGCCGGATCGCCGTCCACAACCTCCGCCAGGCCGAGCTTGCCGAGCGCTTCACCGAGGCGATCGCCGAGCTCTACCGCCCCGCGCTCGAGGCCCACGAGCGCCGCCACGGGTGGAAGTCGCTCATCTACACGGAGTCGCACCTACCGGCGTTGCCGCGTCCCGCCCTGCGATGACGGGTGACGGCGGCTCTACGATCCCGGCATCGCTCCCGCCGGCTCCGCACTGCCACGTCTTCCACATCGACTTCGATCATCCCTCGGTCAGTCATTGCGCATGCGGGAAGGTCAAGCGCTACAAACCCGTGCCTTGGACGGACGGTGCTGATGCTGCTCCACGGGCACCGCGCGCCGCTGCCGCCCCGGTCCCTGCGGCCGAGCAACCGGCGAGGCCGTCGGGCGTCACGTGGCGCCGCGGCCCGCGCGGGTAGACACCTCCTCGCCACGCTGCTGGAACCCGGGCGCGTGTGGCCGTGATCGTCACCGCCCATCAGCCCACCTATCTGCCCGGCGTCTCGGTCATGGCGAAGATCGCTCGGGCCGACGCGGTCGTCTGGTTGGACGACGTCCGGTTCACCACGCCGGGTTTCGTCAATCGCAACCAGCTTCCGGACGGCACGTGGCTGACGGTGCCGGTCGAGCGCCGCGATCATCGGACCACCGTCCGCGAGGTCGTGCTCGCCGGCGAGAGTTGGAGGGCGGAGCACAGCAAGATCCTCCATGACCACTACTCGGAACTGGCCCACTTCGAGCCGCGCGTCCTCTACCTGCTGAACTCCGAGTGGGCCGACCCGGGCGGCCTGCTGGTCGATCTCAACTACAGGATGCTCGATCTGATCTTCGAGGGCCTCGGCTTCGCTCCCGTCCAGCAGCGGGAATCCACTCTCGACTTCGGGCGCGGCGGTTCCCTGTCATCGCGGCTCGCGCGCATGGTGCGTGCGGTCGGCGGCACCGCCTACCTCGCCGCGCCGTCCCGACGCCTCGACCCCCACGCCTTCGCCGCCGAGGGCGTAGAGCTTCTCGCGTTCGACTTCGCCGGACCCAACCCGAGCGTCATCGACCCGCTGTTCCGAACCGGCCAGCTACCCACCGCCCCCCGCCAGGAGGTCACCGTCGCATGAAGTCCCTGATCGCCCAACGGATCAAGGCGAGCGCCGCCGGCGCCGCCGAGCACGGGTACGGGATGACCGGCGCCTACGGCGAACGCTACGAGCCGGAGTCCCGGCAGGAGTTCGTGGACGCCTCGATCGACCGGGTGTGGACGGCGCGCTGCATCAGCCTGATCAGCAAATCCATGACGCAGGTGGACATGCAGGTGAAAACGGGATCGACCGATGCCGACTGGCAGGACGAACACCCGCTGATCGACCTTCTCCGCCGCCCCCACTCGGCGGATCCGGCGCTGATGTTCTTCGAGTGGTCGGTCCGCTGGGCCGAGACGATCGGGGAATGGTATTGGGAGGTGGTGCCGTCCCGGCGCGGCGCGATCGCCGAACTCTTCCCGTTGCAGGGGCACAAAGTCCGGATCGAGCCCGACGAGGACACGGGCGAAACGAGGGGGTTCATCTACGACCCGAACATGAACGGGATCGACGTCGTGAAGTACAGCGCGCCGGTCGCCGGGGTCGCCGCCACCGACGGTCCGGAAGGGCGGCCGATCGCGGTCGCCGGGCGCTACGCGAACCCGAAGGATGACTTCTACGGGCTGGCCCCGCTGCGCTCGGCGAAGGACCCGATCATCTCCGAGTACTACGGGGTCCGCTACGACCACCGTTTTTTCCGGAACTCCGCCCGCCCCGACGTCGTGATCGGCTTCAAAGGCAAGCGCGACAAAGAACAGAAGCTCGCGGACAAGAAGAACTGGAACGAGTTCAAGGGCGTGGACAACAGCCACCGCGCGATGGTGCTCGACAACGATCCCTCGGTCCACCTGCTCTCCCAGAACCCGAAAGACGTGGAGTATCTCGAGGGCCGCTACCTCTCCCGCGAGGAGCAGTGCGCGGCGTTCGGCGTGCCGCCGGTGCTGGTCGGCGATCTGCGCCGCGCCACCTACTCCAACTACGAGGTGGCCGAGTACATCTTTTGGAAGGACACGATGTTGGAGAAGCTCGAATTCTTCGCCACCTGGGCGAACTTCGTCCTGCTCCCCTACTTCCCCGACGTGCGCGAGCTCGGCTTCGACGTGTCCGAAATCACCGCCTTGCAGAAAGCCGAGGGCTGGCGCTCCGAACGGGTGCAGGGCGAAGTGGCCGGCGGACTGCTCACCCCGAACGAGGGTCGCGAGCGCTTCGACCGCGAGCCGATGGACGAGGCCGGCGCCGATGATCTATGGATGCCGACGAAATCGCGGCCGATCTCGATCGCCAACAAACCGCCCGACCCGGCGCCGGGCGCGCCGACGCCTCCCTCACCGCCGGGGCCGGGCGAAACGCCGGCCGCCGAAGGCGACCCTGATCCTGTCGCCGCCGCGGCGAAGGCTGCCGGGCTGAGCGTGAAAGAGGCGTTCCGCGTCCTCGAGAAGACGACCGTCACGACGTGGATCCGCAACGCCTCCGAGGCCAAGGCCCGCTTCTCCGAGCGCGCGAAGGAAGAGATCGCCAAGCTCTTCACCGAGCAGGCGAAGGCGATCCGCGCGATCCTCGATCCGGACGCGAAGGCGGGCCCGTCGGTGGGGGAGATCGAACGGCTGCTCTCCGAATACGACTGGGGCGAGGATGCGGTGAAGCTGCACTCGGTCGTCGACGCGATGCGGGCGGGCCTCGCCGCCGCCAGCTTCAAGCTCACCGAACGGGCCACCGAGACGGAAGCCGGCTATGGCCTGACCGAGCGGGTGCTGAAGGCGCTGGCCAATCGTCCCGACGGGATCCAGTCGGTCGCCGGGCGGGTCAAGGCCGAGGTGCTCGACCAGGTGCGCAAGGGCATCGAACACGGCCTCACCTTCCGGCAGATCGCAGAAGGCGGGAAATTCAAATCCGCCACGGAAGCCGCCGAGGAAGTCGAGATCAAGGGCGTGCAGGGGGTCTACGACGAGTACACGACTTGGCAGGCCGAGCGGATCGCGCGCTCGGAGGCGGGCGTCACCTTCAACCGCTCGAGCGCCGCGCTGATGACGGAAGCGGGCCTCAGCGAGGTGGACATCATCGACGGCGAGGACGACGAACCCTGCAAGGCGTGGAACGGCTCGCGGAAATCGCTCGCGGAGTACGAAGCGAATCCGCTCGCCCACCCGAACTGCACGCGGATCGGGCTCCCGGTGATCGAGTGAATCAGCGCGCGAACCGTCTCGATCTCGCGATCGTCCGCGGCACCACGCTGTGGCGCGAAGTCGAATGGACCGACGAGGATCGCGTCAAGGTCCCCTTCGGCGCCGGCTGGTCGGGGGCCGCCCAGGTGCGCCACAAAAACGGGGACCTGATCATCGCCCTCGGCGTGACCCTCGAAGATCCCGGCATCATCCAGGTGCGCGCGACCCCCGTGCAGACGGCGGCGATCGCCGATACGTGGCAGGTGGGCGAGTGGGATCTTCTGCTGACCGACCCCGCCACGAACGTCTGGCCGATCCTCTTCGGCGAGGTGGAGATCTTCACGGCGGTGACGAGGTGAGCGAGGACCGGATCGTCATCGTCCGCGACCGGGTGGTCATCCGCGGCGCCGGCGCGATCGGCACGATCGGACCCCCCGGCCCTGCCGGTCCCGGCGGCGGTGGCGAAGAAGGCGCGAAAGGACCCACCGGGGACAAAGGGCCGACGGGCGACAAAGGCCCTACCGGCGATAAAGGCGCCGCGGGGGAAGCCGGGGCGAAAGGCGCGGCCGGAGACAAAGGTCCCGCGGGGGACAAAGGAGCGGAAGGGTCCAAAGGCCCCGAAGGCGCGAAAGGGCCTGAAGGTGATCAGGGGCCGCCCGGGGAAGCCGGCGAAGGCGGAGCCGCCGCGCTGACGTGGCTCGAATTCCCGCGTGCGGCCGGGGTCGAAGAGTTCGGCGAACCGTACGGCCCGGTCGAGTATGCCTTCGACGCGGATCACATCTACTTCCGCGGGCTGCCGGAGATCGCGGCGATGGAAAACGGGAAGGTGCTCGGCACCCTCCCGCCCGAAGCGCGGCCCGCCTTCCAACGGCCGAGCCGCATCGGTGGTGCCAACTCGGACACCGAACAGTTCCTCATCGTCGTGAAGAAAAACGGGGAAGTCGTCGCCGTGGCCGCCATCGTCGCGGGCGCCGGTCCGGCGCTCCCGATGTTCGATGAACTGACGATCCCGAAGTAGCCCCACGAATCCCCCACGAAGCAACGTCCACACCACCTAGGAGGATTTGACAGATGGAGGGCAGCGTCAAAGATCGCGAGCACGAGGACCGCGCCGAGCACAAACGCCGCAAGGCGATCTTCCCGATGTCCCGGCTGAAGCTCGAGGAACCGCAGGCCGACGGGCGCCGGCGGATCGAGGGCTACGCCGCGGTGTTCGGCAACCGCGACTCCTACGGGGACATCATCGTGCCGGGCGCGTTCGAGAAGACGCTGACCGAGAAACCGGACGTCAAGGTGCTGTGGCAGCACGACACCGACCAGGCGATCGGCAAGCAGGAGTCCGCCTACGAGGACGAGTTCGGCCTTGCCGTGGTCGGCGTGCTGACCCCGACCGATCTCGTCAAGGGGACGGTCGTCCCGCTGCTGAAGGACGAAGTGATCACGGGCCTCTCGATCGGTTACGAAACCGTCGTGGAGGAGTACAACTCCGACCTGGGCGTCTGGTTCCTGAAGGAGATCCGCCTCTGGGAGTGGTCGCCCGTCACCTTCCCCGCGAACGAACTCGCGACGGTCACCGAAGTGAAGACGCTCGGCGATCGCTCCGACGCCCACACGGCGAGGGCCGACCGCCACGCGAAGGCCCTGATCCACGAGTTGGAGGGCTACTTCAAAAAGTCCGACCGGCGAGACGCGCTACCCTCCGAATCGCTGACTGAGCTTCGCACCCTGTTGGAAGGTCAACTTCCCGGTGATGGAGCGCTCTCCTCGGTAGACGAGAAGCGGATTCAGGCGGCCTATCTGAAGGGCGCGGACGACACGCTCGCCGGCCTCGCAGAGATCTTGTAGTTCCCCTCCATCCGACCAAAGGAGAGTCACCCCGATGCACGCCCTGATGCTGTTGGCGGCCGTCGCCGTCGCCCTGCTCGCCGTCTGGCTTGCGCTCGAACCTCGCGTGGCCCGCTCACCCGTCTTCCTTCGCCTGCGCCGGTGGTCCGCGCGTCGGGTGATGAAGCTGCGTCTGCCCGACCGCCTCGCCATCGCCCTACTGCCGCCGATGTGCGGCGCCGACGGGGCGACGGACATCGACCTGACCGAGGGCGAGAAACAGGAGGCCGAGCGCCTCGGCAAGGCCGTGGAAAAATTGCAGGGTGATCTGAAATCGCGGTTGGACGAGATCAAGGGTGAACACAGCGGCGATAAGGAGGAGGTCCAGAAACGAGAGGCCGAGCTTGCCAAGCAGGTAGACAAACTGCTCGGCCTCGAGGAGAAGCGCAAATCAGACGCCGTCGAAGCCTTCGAGGCCGAACTGAAGGAGCGCTTCGAGAAGCTCGAGAAGGAAGTCGGGGAGGTCGCCAACGCGCCCGTCCGGCGTCCGCTCGGCAAGCTCGGCGGCCCGCATCCGTCCGTGAAGGATCGCTACGAGGGGGAGAACTTCTTCCTCGACCTGAAGAACGGGATGCGGGACCCGAACGTCGCGGAGAAGATCCAGGCGTACGAAGCCAAGTTCCGCGAGGAAGCCCGCCAGAAGTCATGGGCGATCGGTGACCTCGAAGACGCGGACCTCGTGCTGCCGGACATCCAGCAGGCGCTTCCGTTCCTGCGGGCCCGCACGGCGATCGTCAACCTCTGCCGCGAGATCCGCACCTCCTCACCCGCGGTCGAGTTCCCGGTCTACAAATCGGGGCTGACCGTCGGCCACGTCGAACCGGGCGAACCCAAGCCCGAAAGCACGCCGGAATTCGATCTCGAGGTCGCGCGGGTCTTCACGATCGCCGGGATCACCGACGTGCCGAACCAGACGCTCGAAGACTTCCCGGCCGCCCGCGGCTGGATCTCGACCGAGCTCGGCGCGGCCACCGGGGCGCAGGAGGAGAAAGACGTCCTCAGCGGGGACGGCACGGGCGAACCGCTCGGCTTCTTCGCCAACGAAGAAATCCCGACGCGGAAACTCGACACGACCGAAGGCGCCGGCGTCGGCCGGAACCTGATCACGTCGATCTTCCGCGCCGCCCAGGATGTCCGCGCCAAAGGGCTGACCGAGCCGACCGGCGTCGGCCTCAACCCGGCCGCGTGGACCGACGTCGTCCTCTCCTTCGAGGGGAACATCGGCTTCCTGTACGGACCGCCGGTGATGGGCGGCGACCAGGGCGCGCCGCTCGACAACCCGCCCGCCCGGGTGATGGGCCTGCCGGTCACGTGGTCGGCCTACGTGCCCACCGCGTGGGGCAAAGAAAACAAAAAATCCCCGATCCTCGTCGGCAACTTCAACGACGCGATCGTGCTGCGGCGGGCGCCGTTCAGGATCGACATCGATACGTCGATCGGGTTCAAGAAAAACATGACCACCTTCCGTGGTGAGGAGCGGATGGGCTTCATCGTCGTGCGGCCCAAATCGTTCGAGATCATCACGGAATACGCGGTCACCCCGTAAGGGCGCTGATCCCGATGGCCGAGTCGAAGAGCAAAGCCAAGAAAGCCCCCGAGTCCGACGACTCGGGGGCGCGGTCGGGTTTCCCCGCCCACGAGCCGCGCAGCGGGCACGTCAAGCGCCACGATCGCCTCCTCACCGCCTCCGAGCGGCGGGAGCGCGAATCCAAGCGCGCCGCGGCCCGCGAGACGGAAGTCAAGGCTCAGGAAGCCGCGGCCGACGATCGCGAGCGCAAAGGCTGGGCGGCGAGGCGCCACGAGCGGAACTAGCCCGTGACGCTCGCCCGATCCGCACTGGTCACCGTCGATGAGGCCCGCACCTTCCTAGGTGCGGAGCCTCACGACGACCCGTCCACCGAGTTGCTCGAACAGATCATCGAAGGTCTGAGCACGCGGATCTCCCAGAGGACGGGCGACCTCTACACCAACCCCGCCGGGGTGCTCGCCAAAGAGGGCGACCCGTGGCCCGACGAACTCTCCGAGCGGGTCTACGAATTCGACCCGACCGAGCGGATCGTCTCGATCGACTATGCCCGCGCCGTCGCGGCGATCGAGCTCAGCACCGCGCCCGGCGACGAAGACTCGTGGCAGGCGCTCGGTAGTAGCGATTACTACCTCGAGCCGGTCGGCCGCCCCGTCACCACCTCGATCACCTTCCTGACCGCCGTCGATCTTCCCGCCCAGGGCGTCGGCTGGGACGCGCTGGCGATGCACGCCCGGCAGAGCGGCGCCGGCGCCGACACGCAGTGGACCGAGTGGCCGCGCGCCGCGGCGGCGGCGGTCCACGTCCGCGCCTTCGCCCGCGTCAAAGCGAAGTTCGGCCTCGGCACCGACTCCGCAACCGTCCCGCAGAACGTGAAGCTCGCCCTGCTGATGTGGTTGCAGAACATCCACAAGCGCGACGTCGCGTTCACCTCGGAGACGATCGGGGTCGCCTCGGCCACGATGAAGATGCCCGCCGACGTGGAAGAGCTACTCGAAGGCGAGGAGGACATCCAGTCCCTCGTCGGTGCGGTCTGATGGCCGGCATCCGGATCGAGTCGCAGGGCAACGCCGTGGAGGGCAGCGAGCGCTTCAGCGCGGAGATCGGTCCCGCGCTCTACCGCGCGCTGCTGAAAGGCGCCCTCGCCCTCGGCCGCCGGATCGCCGAAAACGTGGAGGACTTCAAGGAGACGGTCGGCACCCGCCGGCTCAGCCGCTCCTTCCTGACGCCGGAGCCCGACGCCGGCGGGAACATGATCCTCGGTGGCGAGTCGCCCGTCTACGCCGCCATCCACGAGTACGGCGGGACGATCCGCCCGGTGACGGCCGAGTGGCTGCACTGGACCGACCCGCAGGGCGGCGCCCACTTCGCCAAAGAGGTTCACATCCGCGAGAAGCGCTACGCGCGATCGGCGATCGAGGAGTTCGAGGCGTCCGGCGAAATGACCTCGATCCTCGCCGCCGAGCTACACGGGGCACTGTCGTGAACCCGGCGGTCGATCAGCGCATCCGCGACGTGAAGGCCGGGCTGCTCGAGCGCTGGGCGCCCGACGGCGAACCGATCGGTGAACTCGTCCGGGCGCTCGACCACGAGCCGCTGACGGCGCCGAAACTGCCGCTGCTGACGATGATGTTCCGCGGCTTCACCCGGGCGCGCCTCGAGTCGCACGAGGTCCGCGCCCCGGTCGTCGACCCGATCGGTGGGCGCCGGTGGATTTGGAGCTTCTACGTGCGGACGTGGGTCGGGTTCAAGAACGATCCTGTCGCCGCGCAGGAGACGCTCGACGTGCTGACCCCTCAGGTGGTCGTCGCGCTCGAGGAGGACCGCAGCCTCGGCGGCATCGCCGTGGACGCGGCGATGGAGTCCGGCGACGTCGCGGTGAGTCGTCCGAAAGCGGGCAACCCGACCCTGATACTGACCTCGATCTGCGTCGTGGAGACCGAGGAATCTCTGACCTAGAAGGAGTAGAAGATGGCCAATGAACGCTACGCAGAGTTGATGCTCGAGACGACGCAGGGGAACGAGAACACCGCGTCCGTCACCAAAACCAAAAAATGGTTCGTGCCCGCCGAGGAAATGGGCTTCGCCCCGACCCCGACGCTGCTCGACCGCTCCGACGAGATCCGCGCGCTCGACGGCCGGGTGATCCAGGCGCAGAACGAATACGCCCCCACGGGGTCGATCGGCCTGCGCGCCTACACCCGCTACCTGGGCTTCCTCTGCCTGCTGCTCTTCGGAGAAGTCACCACCGAAGAAGGCAACGGGACGACGGTGAAAGATCCGCTCGAAGTCCTCGTGCCCAAAAAAACGTTCAAGCACACGTTCAAAAAGAAAGGCGGCTCGATCCCGGCGACCGCGAAGGCGATCGTCGCCTACTACGACAAATGGATCGAAGCCCGCGGCGTGTCGCTCTCCTCGCTGGCCTTCAGCCTCGCCGATGACGGCGTCAAAGCTGCGGGCACGATGAACGCGAACTACCTCAAACGGCTGACGGTGGACCCGGCGGAAGCGCCCGAAGGGGACGCCTTCTCGGTGCTGCCGTTCCGGCGCCGCAACCTGAAAGTCGAAACGCCGAGCCTCGTCACCACCAAGGCGCTCGACTCGGTGGACTTCAGCCTCGAACAGTCCCTCGAAGCGGTCCGGCCGCTGGGGGTCGCGACGGGCTGGCCGCAGGTGCAGGAACGGGTGAACAGTCCGGAGGGCTTCCTGCGGATGCAGGGATCCTTCAGCCGGCGCGACTTCGACCCGGTGGACTGGGACGCCCTGATCTCGGCGGCCGTGTTCGGGATCAAATTCATCTTTGAATCCGAGCAGAACATCCCCGGGTCGGAAGGCGGCAACCACCCCTACGCGATGTACGTCATCACCAACGGCGCGCAGTACACCGGCGGTGGTCCGGAAAACCTCAAACAGCAGGCGCGCCACGAGGCGAACTACGACTGGCAGGCGGGGTCGTCGGAATCGGCGAAATCCGACGTCGAAGTCGTGATCGTCAACGACGTCAAAAGCTACACCGAATAGTCCGGAGCGCCCCGAATACGAACGGTATTCGGGGCGCCCGGCATCACCCACGAAAACGAAGGAGCACCACGAATGGCACGAGTCAAGGCACGCGCGGATTCACAGATCACCCTCGACCTGAAATGGGACGGGGAGACGGTCACCTACAAATCCAAACGGCTGACGATCGACGTCGAAGAGGATCTCGCCGAGGTCGGCCGTCGGATCGAAGAGATCGAGTTGCGGGGGGACGCGCCGCCGCTCGAGCAGATCACGGTTCAGGTGGAACAGCTTGACGTGATGCTCGAGCGCAACGTCCCCGACGACACGAAACCGGCGCTGCCGAGCGAAGTCATCCTCGAGCAGTACAAATCCGGCGAGCTGACCGGGCCTGAAGTGCGCAAGCTCGTAGGCGACGTCATCCGGGCCTCGCGCCCTACGTAGAACTCTGGGGAGGGGGGCCGGATCTTGACGAGGTCGTCTGGGAAGTGGAGCGCGGAGGGGACGCCGGCGACGGCGAACCCCTCGATCGCGAGCCGTTGTGCTTCACCACCCGCGACCTCGTCATCCTCGCCCACCGTGCAGGGGTCGCGCTGCACGTCCTCAGAGGTGAGTACCCGGCGTGGGAGGCCCGCGCCCTGCTTCTCGACCAGGTGGCCCAACTCGAGCAGCGCCGGCGCGCGGCCGCCGAAGAAGACGATCGGGGCCCGGCGCCGCCGATCAACCCACCCGACCAGCCCGCGCCGTCGTGGGTCGATGACCTCCCGAGCGACGAGGACTAGGCGGCGCTGATGGCCGACGAGAAATTCACGATCAAGGTTTCGATGCGCGGCGAGGGCGCCGTCGTAGCCGGGTCGAAAGTCGTCAAGGGCGCGGTGCGGGACATGTCGCGCGAGGTGGACACCGCCTCCCGCCACATGAATCAGAACGTGAAGGCGACCGACGAGCTCGGTCGCTCCCACGAGCGGGCCGCCCGCTCCACCCACAACATGAGTTCGGCGCTGAAGGACACCAACGCCCGCTTCACCGGCCTGCGCAACATCATCGGCACGATCAAATGGCCGGCGCTGATCGCCGGGGCGGGCTATGCGGCGCAGGGCCTCGGCGCGCTCGGCGCCGCCTCGGTGGCCCTCGTGTCGGCACTGGCGCCGCTCGCCGGTGCCCTCGCCGCCGGGCCGAGCCTGTTCGCGTCCTTCGCGCAGGGCGCGGGTGTGGCGGCCCTTGCGCTCGGCGGGGTGATGAACGCCCTCGGCGCGATGGAAACGGCCTCGCTCGGTGCCGGGGAAACGGCCGCCTCGAGCGGCAAGGCGATCGAATCCGCGAACGAAGGGGTGATCTCGGCCGAACGCGCGCTCGCCTCCTCCCAGACGCAGGCGAAGCTCGCGCAGCAGTCGCTCACCGCCGCCCGCCACGAAGCGGTGGCCGAACTGAAAGATCTGAAGAACGCCTCGATCTCGGCGGCGCTCGGCGAGGAACGCGCGGTGCTCAGCCTGCGCGAAGCCAAGCAGTCCCTCCGTCAGGCCGAGCGCACGCCCGGCACCACCGGCAACGAAATCGCGGACCTCGAGTTGGGCGTCCGCGAATCGCGGCAGTCCCTCCACGAATCGCGGCTCTCGGCCTCCCGCGCGCACGGCGAGGCCGCTCGCGCGAGCACCCGCGGCGTCTCCCGCAACCCCCAGGTGGTCGAACAGAACCGCTCCCTGCACGAAGCTCAACTGAGCGTCCGCGAATCGGCCGAAGGGCTGGCGAAAGCCGAGCGCTCCGTCGGTGAATCGATGACCGAATCCGGCGGCGCCGCCTCGACGCTGGCGCAGAAAATGGCCGCGCTCCCGCCCGCGGCGCAGACCTTCGCCAAGTTCCTCTACGGGCTGAAACCGAAACTGGACACCCTCCGCCAGACCGCGGCGAAGGGCCTTCTGCCGGGGGTCGAACGTGGGATCACCAAAGCGCTGCCGCTCTTCCCCAAGCTGAACAAGGCGACCGGCGAAACGGCGGTGACGATGGCCCACCTGACCGAACGCGCCGGGCAGATGGTCGGGAGCAAAGGGTTCGGCCACGATTTCGAATCGATCACCAAATCGAACACGAAGGTGATCGGCTCCCTCGGCGGCGCGGGCCTCAGCATGGCCGACGCCCTCCGTCAGGTGATGGTCGTGGCCGAGCCGCTGGTCGAATGGATGGCGACGTCGGTCAAGGTCGGTGCCGAACAGATCGACACGCTGACGAAACAGGGCCGGGCCAGCGGCACCCTCGCGCACTTCTTCGGCGAAACGCGCGACGTGATGGAAAAAGTCTTCACGATCGGGTCGAACGTCGCCCACGCCTTCTGGGATATCGGCAAGGCGGCCAAGCCGCTCGGTGACGAAATCCTCGTCTCCTTCGTCCATAGCTCGGAATCGCTGGCGAAGTGGACCGACTCGCTGAAGGGGCAGAACGAGTTGAAGGAATACTTCGCGGAAGCCAAACCCGGCATCTTCGAATTCGGCCGGCTGATCCGCGACGTCACCGAGGACACGGTCGAACTCTCGAAAGGGAAAGGATTCTTCAACCTGACCCGGGCGCTGCGGACCGAACTGCTGCCGGTCCTCAAAGAAGTGATCGGCAACACGGCGGAAGCCTTCGGGCCGGTGCTGGTCAAGGCGTTGGTGCAGATCGGGAAGCTGCTCGGCACGCTCGCCGGCTCATCGGGGCCGCTGACGATGTTCGTCACCGACGTGACGTCGATGATCAAGATCCTGAACGGGGCCTTCGACAACATCCCCGGGCTGAAGACGTTCGCGGTGACGCTGATCGGGATCGCCACGGTGTCCAAAGCGATGAAGTTCGTCGGCATGATCACCGGCCTCGGCAGCGCGCTGAGCATCGCGAAAAAGATCCTCGTCACGATGGGCCTTATCGAGGCGACCCAGGTCGGGACCGGGGTCGTGGGCGGGGTCGAGACGGCAGCGTCGACGATCGGCACCACGGCGGCGGCGGGGAAGGTTCTCTACGGGCCGACCGGCGAGGTGATCTCCACGGTGGAGAACACCGCCGGCGGCGCCGCGGCAGGCGCGGGCGCCTCGCGCGGCGCCTCGATCGCCTCCAAGGCCGGGCTGATGAGCGAGGCGGGGATGATCACCTCCAAAGGGCTGATGCTCAGCGGCGTGGCGACGGTCGCCATCACCGCGGCGAACGCGCTGATCAACCCCGACAAGACGGGCGAAGATCCGGCCCACGAAAAAGAACTGCACCTCAAAGGGCTGGAATTCAACGTCTCCGGCGGCAAGTCCGAAGTGCAGCTTCAGTCGCTCGCCCGCCACTTCGGTAAGACGATGGACAAGCTCCGCGTCGATGCCGCGGTCGGGATGGGCGCGATCGACAGGGCGCTCGAAACCGGCCTCGTGCAGGCGAACGAAACCTGGGAAAAAGGGACGCCGCGATGGCGCAAACACACCGCCGAGGCGATGCACGGCGCCGTCTCCGAGATCCGGCAGGGGATGCGGCTCGGGACGATCAGCACCGAAGAAGGGCGCGATCAGATCGGAAAGATCCTCCGGCGCCTGCACCTGCTGACGGGGAAGGACCCGCTCGGCCTCTCCGAAGAAGTGACGCACGAGTTCAAGAAGACGGGGCAGATCACCGCCGCCGGCGTCTCCGACTTCGCGCGCCAGCTTCAGCAGATGCCGAAAGGCGCCCGCGAACAGACCCGCGCCGCCACCACGGCGATGCTCGCCGCGTGGGCCGACGGGCACCCGAAGATCGAACGGCAGGTATCCGCGCTGACGCAGTTCATGGCGAACAAGTTCGGCCAGAGCGCGAGGGCCGCGAAAGAATCCCAGCGCGGGGCGATGAAATCGATCATCGAACAGACGACCGGCGCCTCGTCCTCGGTCGCCCGGTCGCTGACCACGATCGGGGCAAACCTCACCTCGGCGCTGCGCGCGCTCGGTGCCCACGATCTCCCGCAATTCAAAATCCAGTCCGAACAGCGGGGGCACAACCTGACCCCCTCGGCCGGTGAATTCGCCGGCGGCGGCATCACGAAGGTGCCGGGGAAGGGCCTCCACGACAACGTGCCGCTGAGGGTGAACGGCGGCCTCTCGGCGATCGTCGCCCCCGGTGAGGACGTGATGGTCGTCAACCGCCATCAGCGGCCGAAACTCGATCGAGCGGTCGCCAACGAATACGGCGTGTCGGGGATGCAGGGCTTCTTCCGCGCGAACCCGACGAAGCACTTCATGGCGAGCGGCGGCTTCGCCTCCGATTCGATCCCGCTGCCGCGGATCACCGGCGGCTCTCGCTCCGAGCGCGAAGGCGATCAGCGCGGGGTGACGCAGGTGTGGCACGCGGCGAACGTCTTCCTCGATCGCCACAGCGGCGTGGCGAAAGTCATCCAGAACGGCAGCCGCATGGACGCCCTGCATCAGCCCTACCTCTGGGGCGGCGGCCACGGCCCGACCGCCTCGCGGAACGGCCCGTGGGATTGCTCGGGCGGCACCTCCGAGCTCGCCGACGGATCGGGCCTGAAGGGCTCCGATTTCAACTTCCCGCCGATGGTGAGCGGCGGGTTCGGTTCCTGGGGCAAACCCGGCAAGGGCGACTTCACCGTCCTCTCGAACAATGAGCACGTCTATTCGGTGCTGAAGGATCACGGCCGCTACCGCGCGATCGGCACCTCCGAAGAGAACCCCGGCGGGGGGTTCGGCTGGATCAACGGCTACACCTTCCGCGGTGGCTTCAACGTCCGCCACGCCGACATCGGGGAAATGATGCGGTCCGGCGGCAACTCGGGCAAAGGGCAGGCTCCGGTGAAGGGCATGGCCGGCGGCGGCTTCGCCAAAGGCCCGTGGGCCGGGACCTCGATCGACAAGACGTACGCGCAGTCCGATGGCATCAGCACCGGGACGGTCCTCCCTCCCTACGTGATCGAGGCGCTCGCGGAGTGGGCGGGCCTGCCGGGGATCACGATGTTCCAGATCACCGAGGGCGAGTCATCCGGTCATCCCGGCATGGATATCTCCGACCCGCCGGGGCGCGGCCGGGGCCTCTATGCGATGAACAGCGTCACGAGCGGGAACACGCAGTCGAGCAGCGAACTGCGCAATCCGATCCTGAACACCCTCGCCGCGAAGGGCCTCGTCGGAAGCGGGCTGCCGAACGCGAACATTTGGCACGGCTCGAGTCACGTCACCGGCTGGAACCTCCACTACAGCGGCGACCCCCAGAAGATCGCCGAACACCTGGGCGGAGGCAAGAAAGCGAAGACGTCCACGGCCAGCGCGGCGGTGGCGAAGACGCCCGCCTACGTGAAGGGCAGCCTCCACGCCGCCTCGAGCGCCGGCGGCGTCGGGCCCGGCGGCAAAGGCGGCGAAACCGTCCACGTGCAGTACCCGACGCAGACGATCTCGATCGATGCGGCCGTCCCGAAAACCCTTCACGACGTGCGCGCCGAGCTCGGCCAGCGCCGCCACGAACTCGGCATCCAGAAGCAGGGCCTCCGGCTCGCCAAACGGCAGAAGGACAAAGGCGCGGAAGCGAACTTCACCGCCAACATCGAAAAGCTGAAAGCGCGGATCAAGCAGCTGCTCGACACGCAGTCCAAGATGGTGCAGCAGCGGGTCGAACGGAAAGTCGGGAACAAGATCGCCCGCCGCGGCCTCTTCCCGCCGCTCGAAGCGATCGTCGCCTCCGATGAAGCCGCGTTCCTGCGAGCGTCCGAAATCGCGGGCCAGACGGTGACGCTCGAGCCGAACGAACCGGACCTCGCCTACTTCGCGCGGGAGGGCGCCGGCTACACCGACGAACTCGCGATCGAGGCGGCGCAGCGGAACAACCTCCTGAACGCGGACCACTCCGCGTGGCAACGCGAAATCGATCTCAGCTACCAGATCTCGAACATCGAACTGCTGAAGCAGAGCCACCCGAAAGCGTGGAACAAAAACAAGTACAAGATCCCCCTCCTGAAAGCGGCGCTCACGCAGGCCCAGGAAACCCGCACCAACTGGAAATCGAAGCTCGGCGAAGTGCAGGGACCCAACGGCCCGCTGGCCGAACAAGGCTCGCTGCCGAGCGAACCTCAGCCGGGCGTATACGGCGGGAACATCTTCGACACTCAGGTTGCGATCAAGGAACTCGGCCTCAAGGTGTCCGACGCCGTGTCGGCGGCCGCCGATGCCAAACGCGAAGAAGAAGAAGCCACCGCGCAGGAAAAACGGGATGCCGAAAACGGCCTTCTCCGCGAACGGAACGACGTCCTCGAACGGGAAAAACGCATCCACGACGCCCAACAGCCGGTGCTCGCGGACTACCTGGGGATGAAACTCGCCGGCGGCAAGCTGCCGCGCGACGGCTACTACTTCGGCCACCGTGATGAGACGGTGGTCCCGGCCGGGGAGTCCTCCGCGCCCGCGGGGGTCCACGTGCTCGAGCCGCACATCCACGTCTCCGATGACCTCGCCCCCTACATCAGCGCGACGATCGAGCAGCGCTTCGAGAAGGGCGGCCGGAGGGTCGGCCAAGGTATGTCCACGCCGACGGCGCCGGGGCGCCGCGCCACCATGAAGGGAGGCCGGTAAATGTCGATCGTCGCTGAGCGTGTAGGGCTGAATCCGCCCGCTGAAGATCCGACCGTGCAGTCCCTCGACTTCGTCGGGCTGGACCCCTCGTGGGGGATCTACCTGATGGGCCACGACTACGCGCCGCCGAAACCGGAAGCGATCCGATCGGGGAGCGCGGACACCGACGGCGACCCGGTCGTCTCCACCAAGTACGGCAACCGGACGATCACCGCGAAAGTGCGGGTGGTCGAGCCGAGCGACCCGGCGGCGGTCAACAAGGTCGTCAACCCGACCGCCGAGACGGATCTTGTTGGCATCACCAAAGCCGGAACGGCAACGCAGGTGCGGGTCGTCGACCCGCTGGCGACGCCTGTGGGCCTCAACCTCGATACCTACCTCAGTATGGAAACGAGCACCAGCGGCGCGCGCGGGGTCTGGAAAGCAACCCCGACGATCGGTGTGAAAGAAACCTTCTCGGTCTACGCCCGCGTGACGGCCCTGACCGGCGCAGCCTTCGTGCAGGCTGTAGTCCGGACGCCCGCCGCCGCGACGCTGGCGACCTCAGCAAGGATCGAAGCCGTCTCGGCCGAAGGCGAATGGGTGCGCCTGACGGTGAGCTTCACCGCCACCGAAGCCGGCGAACACGAATTCGCGGTGTGGCAGGGGACCACCGGGACGGCGTCCTACCGCTACACCGCCGGGCAACTCGAGCTCGGAACGGTCGCCACCCACTATTTCGACGGCGACACGCCGGGCTGCGACTGGTCGGGCGCGCGCAACGGCTCGGCCTCCACCCGCCCGGCCCCCGACGGGACCCGCTTCTCGAGGATCTGCCGCGACGTCACCCGGCAGATCGACCGGATCAAACGCACCCGGCAGGGCGTCTACCGGCGGATCTCCGCCCAGGGTGGCCCGATGTACTGGGACCTGCGCGTCGGCGAAATCGCGGAAGCACCGACGGCCTTGGACATCCAGCGCAAACGGGCCGAATACGGCCTCAGCTTCGAGGCGCTCCCGGGCGGCCGGACGGCGGAGCAGTTGATCGCGACCAAAGAAGAGGCGGCGCTGCCGTACCTGTCGGTGCTGCTCGAAAACGTGCCGGGCGAGTTGCCCGCGCTCGGCCGGGCGCAGATCACCGACAAACAGGGCGTCAACCAGAAGACGGCTTGGTGGGGCCTCGAGCAGACCTTCTACAACGCCGCAGCCACGGCCGAACCGTTCTACCTTGCCGAAGGCCGGACGATCCTCTACGGCGCCAAAGCCGCCCTCGCCGGGTCGGCCGGTGCGAACGTCGTCAAATCCAACGCGCTGAGCGGCGCGGCACAGTCGGTGATCTCGACGCAGACGACGGGCGGCGGCGCCCAACTCTCCCACGCGGGGAACTTCAAGGTGCTCGCCCGGGTCCATTGTCCGGCCACGAATACGGGGTCGGTGAAGGTGACCTTCAACTACGCGCAGGGCGACTTCGTCGGGACCACCGAATCGGGCAACGCGACGATCACGAACACCGGCCACTTTCAGGTGGTCGAGCTCGGCATCCTGAACCTTCAGCAGGCGCCGGCGGGCACCGCGCAGCGGTGGGAGGGAAGGGTCAACGCGGCGATGGTGAGCGGCGCCGGCGTGGTCAACATCGATTACCTGCTCTTCATCCCGGTGAGCGATGGATGGGGGCGGGCTGACGCCCTCGCGATCGTCTCCGGCGTCCCGCAGCTTCTCGGCTACGACGAATTCACGGCGTCGGCGCTGGCGGCTCTGGCCGGGCAGGCGGCGGCGGTAGGAGGCAACTGGTCCGGCGCCGGTGCCGCGACGGACTTCACCGTCGCGGAATCGTTCGGCCGCAAGTATGCCCAGCGGACCGCAGTCAACGATGTGGCCGAAACGCCGCGCTATGAGTTGCTCGGCGCGGGTGAATACGAAGCGATCGAAGGGTCCTGCGAAATCAACCTCGCAGGCGCCAACAGCGCCCAGGGCATCCAAGGGATGATCTCCCGCTACGTCGATCCGAACAACTGGTTCATGGTCGCCCTGCAACCGCAGAGCGTGGCGGCGGGGACGGCGCAGAAATGGAACCTGCGGGCCTATAAGAAGGTGGCCGGGGTGAAAACCACGCTGGCCGAAATCCAGACCAAAATCGGATCGAACACGAATATCTCGTGGCGGGTCCTCAACGATGGGTCATGGACCGCGACGGCGACCACGATCGGCACCGGGGAAACGTTCACCATCACCGGCTCCGACGCCGTCCTCAACTCCGCGGGCGCGCTGAAAAAAGGCCGGATCGGGTTGCACGATCAGTACGTCGAAGCGCTGGCCGCGACCCGCCAGTACGACAACGTCAAATTCGTGGTGCCGCTGATCGACGCGGCGCCGTTCGCGAATCGCGCGCTCGAGATCCGAAACGACCGGGCCCGGCGCGAATCCTCCGACGGCACCACCTGGGGGGCGATCGGCAGCTACGCGGGCGACTACCTGCTCGTGCCACCCGCGGGTCCCGAGAAGCGCGTCTCCCGACTGGTCACCAAGCTGACCCGCAACGCCGAATCCGACGATGGGATCGATGACCTCAAAGGGCAGCTTTGGGTCACGCCCCGCTACCTGCACGCCGCCCCCTACTAGGAGCCACCATGACCGATTTCCTCGTGATGCACCGCGCAGGCACCGACGATTCCGAATGGCGGCCGGTCGGCACCTTCTCCGATCGCAAAGCCGCCGAAGTCGAGAACGTGCTCGAAGAGGCGGCGAACGCCGGGGCGGGGCAGTATCTCGCCGTGCCGCTCGGCTATTGCACCCTGCGCGATGCCTCGAGCAGCATCGTCCTGACCGACCCCGCCGAGTCGGAGTAGTCGTGGCGGTCCTCTCGCCCGCCGAACAGGTGGCCGCCCGCGACGGCCGGCTCGCCGCATCGGTCGAACTGCCGACCGGCAAAGTGAAGCGGTGGGGGCCTGACGAGGCGTCCACCGACGACGTGCTCGCGGGCCTCAACTTCTCGACGTCGGACCCCGGCGGGTTCAAGGACACGAATTTCGGCCTCGCCCGGGACATCGATATCGAATGGCCCGATCTCCAACTCCTGCTGCCCCTGAACATCTACGGCGCCGGCGGCCGGATCGCGTGGGAGGGGCGCCTTCAGGAAAGGCCCGGGCGCCACGGGGCCGAGGACGGGATGTCCCCCGGCGCCGTCGGCTGGCAGTCCCACCTCGCCGATCGCCCGTTCCAAGAGATCTACATCGATGGCGACCTGAGTCAGTTCGACGTGCCGCCGATCAATCGCCAGCTTCAGCTACTCGCCGCGAGCGCGATCCAGGCCGGGTCCTTCGACGCGGCGAACGCGCCGGAACCGGCGATGGTGTTCAACATCGGCGGCTACACGGCCGCGAACAACGGCCTCTCCAAGGGGCAGGAGCGGTGGAAGTACGGCACCGGCGTGGACATCGGGGCGATGCGGTTCGACTTCATTGGTGACGGCTCGACCCCGTGGGGCGAGTATGGGCTGCTCTCGAAGGTGGACACGCAGACCGGCGAAACCGTCCTGACCGCCAACTTCAACGGCGCGAGCTCGGCGAACGTGACGCTGAACGCGCCCGGCGAAGGCTACAAATACGCCGCCTTCTCGGCGCTCTACACGGGCACGTTCGCCGGGGTGATGACCAACCTCCACCGCTTCGCGAACGTGAAGATCCTCGGCCGCCACGGACTCACGGTCCGCGGCGAATGGCCGAAGATCGGCCTCTACGCCTCCGACGTGGTGGCGGACATCGTCGGGCGGTTCGCACCGAAGTTGAAGTACACGACGGGGAACGCCGGCTCGATCCAGCCGACCAACTACGTGATTCCGCAGCTCGCCTTCACCGACTCGGTGAAACCGTCGGATGCGATCACGGCGGTGAACGCCTACCACCAATTCTCGTGGGGGGTGGAGGACAACCGCAGCTTCTTCTTCCGCCCGACGACGACCTTCCGCAAGCGCTGGCGCATCCGGCGGAGCAAGGGCGACTCGGTGGAACTGCTCGGCCCCCAGGCCGACGCCGCGGTCAACGGCGTGGTGGTCACCTTCACCGACGCCGGCGGCGTGACGCGGACGGTCGGGCCACCCGAATTCCTGACCGCCTACGCGACGTCGGAAGCGCTCCGCGATCTCTCCCCGACCAACCCCGTGAACATCGTCGGCGGCGGCCAGAAGTGGGGCGAACTCTCGCTCGGCTTCGTCACCGACGTGAGCGGGGCGATCCAGATCGGGGTCATGTGGATGGCCGCGCAACTGAACACCGTCAGTGCCCGCGGCAGCGTCACGGTGACCGGCGTGGTCGAAGACGAATATGGGGCCTACTGGCCCGCGTGGGCGATGCGCGCGGGCGACTCCGCGACGGTCGTCGACGGCGACAACGTGGAGCGGCGGATCATCGAAACGACCTACGCGGCCGACTCCCGGCAGGTGAATTGCAACCTCGACGCTACCCCCCACCGTCTCGAAGCGATCATGGAACGGATGGGGATCGCGGTCGCCGGGCTGTGACCGACGCCGCCCGTAGCCTGTCGAGCGTGAATGGTGCCCCCGCTTCAATCACTGGAACGAGCGTGGCCCTTCCTTCGGGATCTGATCCTCTTCATGGTGGGTATAGGGCTGCTGATACACGAGGCCCTAGTCGAAGCGCGGCCCCCGGTGATGGCGATCTTCCTAGTGGTCGCCGGAGCGCCGCTGCCGCTGAGGGCGGACGAACGACGGAAGAGGCGGGAGGACTCTTGAGGCCCACGTGGTCACACCGGCACCCTTCACTCGCGGTCTACACCGCCATCGGGGTGACGCTGATCCTCGTGCTGATGATCCTCGAACTCGCGGGCCTGCTGTGAGTCGGCCGGGGATCTTCTCGAGCGCGGTCGCGTGGCTGGACGGCCACGTGCCGCATGACCCGCGCGTCCTTCGCCTGCTGGACTTCCTGCTGCCCACGCTGATCACCGCCCTGCTCGTGGTGAGCCTGCTTCAGATCGGGCGCGTGGGGACGATCGCCGAAGAAGCTCGCAACGCCGGGCAGGCTGCCCAGCAGGCGTCCCGCTCGACCCATCGGTTCGCCGCCAAGCTCCGCAGCGGGCTGGTCGAAAGCTGCCAGAGGAACGGCAACCCGCTTCGCGAAGTGCTGACCGAAGAACAGGAAGCGGCGATCACCGATCCCCACGATCCGCAGATCCGCGAACTGCTGCCGACCGCGCCACAGTCGGTGATCAACCGGATCATCGCCAAGGGCAACCGTGAACACCGCGAACGGATCCAGAAACTCGCGCCCGTGGAATGCGAGAAGCAGTACCCGCGATCTGCCGGGTCGTCCGGTCCGCGGCGCTAGCCTCCTCGGGTCCTACAACCACGAAGGAGAACGATGTCACCTGCAACGAAACACCCGACGAAGCCACGTCACGCGACGGACAAAGCGGTCCACCGCACCCTGCACCTCGTCTCGCCGGTGCTCGAGGGGCCGGACGTGAAGGAGCTTCAGGAAAGCCTCAACCACCTGCTGGCCCACTACCACTTCGATTGGCGGGTGGTCACCGAGGACGGCGAATACGGCAAGCGCACCGCTCGCGAAGCCGGGTTCGTCGCGGACCTGATCGGCCTTGACGACCACATCGTCACCGCCGCCAAGCGCGGCGCGGGCCACCTGTCCGAGCAGACGCAACACATCCTCCGCAACCCGACCGACCGGACCAAAGCCGATCGCGGCCGGGAAGAGCGGCGCCACACGCGGTTCCAGAAACTGCGCCGCGACCACAAAGAGGGCATGGCGGCGGCGGTGAAATTCATGCTCGACCACGTCGGGGTGAACGAGCAGCCGCCCGAATCCAACCGCGGCCCCTTCCCGATCGACGCGGCCGAGGAATGGTTCGGCCTCGGTGCGGTCCCGTGGTGCGGCTGCGAGGCCGGCTACTCGATCGAGAAAATCGGCGGCCTCGGCCACACCGGCACGTGGTGGCCTTACGCCGGGTCGATCCGCGAGGACGCCATCGCCGGGCGGAACGGGCTGACGGACATCAACCCGATCCACGCGGACATCGGAGTCGTCTTCACCTTCTTCTCGGGCGGGGACGACCACGTCGGCCTCTGCCGCGGGAAGACCGTCAACGGGATGATCAAGTCGGTGGAGGGGAACACCTCCTCGCTGACCCACGACTCCGACGGCGGCATCATCGAAACCAAGGAACGGTCGCTCAGCGAAGTGACGTGCGCGGCGCTGCTGACCGTCAACTAGAAGGAGGCTGCATGACGGAGAAGATCAACCAGGCGCGGGCGAAGTTGACCCGCGCCGCTACGGACATCCACCCGAAGGTGAAGGTCCCGGCCATCATCGGGACGATCGCCACCCTCGCGCTCGGCATCGCCGCAGCCGTCGGAGCGGGTGTCCCGGCCGTGATCCCGATCACGAGCGCGGTCACCACCGGCGTGACTACCTTCATGGGCTACGTCACCACCGGGGATTAATCCTGCGCGGCGCTGCTCGGCCTAGTCGCTGAGCAGCGCCGACAGGACGGCGTGGGCGAGCAGCGGCGGGACCGCGTTCCCCACCTGCTCGAATTGCTTCGTCTTCGATCCTTCGAACGGGTAGTCGGGGTGGAAGCTCTGAAGGACGGCCGCCTCCTCGAGGGAAACCCGGATCGCCCTCGCATCCTGGGCCGTCGGATCATTCAGATCCTTCTCGCCGCGATCCCACACCGGCACGCCGAGCGACAAGCCTTTCGCCAGCATCGCCGGCGCGGGCTCATCGATCGGTCGTGATCGCGCCGGCGTCTGGCGCGGGTTGAGGTGCGTGATCCATCGGAGCCCGGCGGCGTCGTGCCCCACCTTCACGGTCGGTGCCGGCTCATCCTCGGCGCGGCGGGTCGCGTTGGACTCAGACCCCTGCACGATCTCCCTTTTCCACGCGCGGCCGACTTTGCCATCCAGCGTCGGTGCCGGGTCACTCAGCGGGCGCTCGTATGGGACCATGTCCTCGATCCGGCGGCTGTGCTTCATGGAGTTGGCGCCGGTGCGGAGCACGAGCCGGTCCCAGCTACGGGCCTTCTCCCCCAGCGTGAAGGACGGCTCGGTGGCGGGTCGACGATCGCGCTCGCGGTACTCACCCTCGTCGCCGTCGCTCGCCCGCGGGAAGCCGACCTCGTCCTCGGCCGCCCAGCCGAGGGCCTCGGCCATCGATACCCACGGCAGGATCTCGCCCTCCAAGGTCACCTCGTGCCGGGCCGGCTCGCCCTTGACGTAGCGCTGATGGGTCGGCCGCGGCGGGTGGGCGGGGCGGCCGTCGCGGCGAGCGATGAGGATCGCCCGCTCCCGCGTCTGCGGCACGCCGTAGCGCTCGGCCTCGAGCACGCCGGTCCAGACCGACCACCCGTGGGCGCGGAGGATCGTCGCGCAGTGCTCCCAGAAGCCGAGCACCGGCGGCACCTGCTCCCACGCGATGTAGTCAGGGCGAAGGGCCAGCGCCCACCGGAGCGGCTCGACCACGAGCTCGGAGCGGATGTCCTGCCACGGCAGCCGCCCCGGCACGTAGGAGCCGTCCGCGACCGCCGCCGCAGCCTCGTACACCAAGGGCATATCCGCGATGCCCGCGCCCTTCCCCGCATTGGAGAACGTCGGGCAGGGCGGTGAGGCGATTGAAAGGGTGCTGTGCGTCCCCCACAGCCCCAGGAACGCGCTCTCGGCCACCGCCAAGGGGTCCAGCGCCGCAACGTCGGCCTGAAGGGTCCAGAGGCCCGCAGCCTCGCGGGTCTGACAGGCGGCGCCGTCCCACTCGATCCCGATCGGATGGATGCCGAGGGCCTCGGCGGCGACGTCCCAGCCGCCGGGACCCCCGAACTGGTCGATCGCGTGGACGATCACCGGCGGTCCTTATCTTCGTTGCGCCGCACCTGCCCGAATCCCTTCCCGAAGTATTCGGCATCCTGCCCGTCGCCCTCAACGGCGGATCGGCGTTTCGCATCCTCGGCGCTGTCGGCATAGACGAGGACCGTCGTCACGCACCGGGAGATCCGCTCGACTTCATACGCCTTCTTCGGTTTCGGCTCGGGTGGCACCGTGCCTTGCGCCACCCGCGACCAGCGCTGCACCATCACGCGACCCGCTCGAGCGCGAGAAGCTCATCCTCGCGCCGCGCCGCCTCGCGGGCCTTGACCCGGAGGAAGGGCCGAAGGGCCGCGAGGAACTCGAGCACCTCTAGGCGGGCCAGCAGCCGCCAGCGATAGAGCGTCTGCCGGTTGCCGGGTGGATGCTCGATCCTGACCGTCCCACCGAGGCTGCCGAGATACTCGATCACCTCCCGATCGGTCATCCCCACCTGAACGATCGTCCTGCCGTTGGCGCGAGTGATGCAGCCCTCACCATCGAAAAGGCCGGCGATGTAGGCGAGATCCACGGGGTCGCGGGGCAGCGCCAACCGCGACTCCCGCACACCTCGCGGAAGCCGCGGAAGCGGCGGGAGTCCGTTCGCGTAGCGCCACTGCTGCTCACGGCGCCGACAGACGAGGCATCCGGTCAGATCGCCGCAGTCGCAACTTCGCGGTGGACCCGATCGCCGCGCCGCCGTCGCCGGGCTGCTCACTCGGTGTCCAGCGGCAGGCGCGACTTGGCGAGATCGGCGGCGATCGTCCGCAGGCCCGCACCGAGGAGGCGGGCGTCTTCCTGCGACACGTTCGCGCCGTCGCCATCGGGGCCGAGCAGTTTGGTGGCGACGTCCTCGATCGTCGGGGCGTGGTCGGAGATCACCTTGTGCATCCGCTGGCGCTGTTCCTCCATCGCAAACCCTTCTTCCTCGCTCCGTCCCCGCAGACGTTCCTCTGCGTCGGGGCCGTCATCGTCGGGCTGCGCTTCGCCGTCCTCGTGCTCGCGGGTGGGGAAGGCGGGTTCGGGCTTCTCCATCGCGATCACGGCCGGCTCTTCGTAAGGCTCGATCCCCATCGCCCGGGCGAGCTCGGCCGCACCGAACCGGGCAGCGTCCAACACCTCGCCCATCTTCCCGGGATCCTCAAGGTCGGTCGTCATCGTCACATCCGCCTGATCGCCGCCCTTCGGCAGCAGCATGGTGGGCGCCAGCTTCCGGACCTGAATCGTGATTTTCGTTTGCATCGTCGTGTACTCCTTCGTGATCGGATTTATGAGCGGATTTGTGATCAGGAAATTGTCTGCATCGTGGTCCCAGAGGCCCCCGACGGCGAGGCCGGCGTCGTCCACCATGTGCCGGATGAAGCTCCCGGCGCTGATGCCGCCGGTCGGGTCCGGCCAATTCGGGGTGACGCGGCCACCGACCAGGTGGGCGGGCACATCGAACGCGCTCGCGATGCGGGCCGTCATCCACTGGCCGCCCGTGATCGGTGGCGCCTCGCCGCCGCTGGCGAACCTGCTCGTGTCGAAGTCGTCGTAGCTAGCCAATCTCCTCGCCTTCCTCTCCGCAGTTGGGGCAGTGAATCGTGTCGTGCCACTCGCCGGCGCGCGTCAGGGTCGAGTTGAACCAAAAGCTGTCCCATTCCGGCTCCGTCACCTCGCCCGCCTCGCAGTCCACCGAGCCGGGCCCGTCGTCCCGCAGGACGCGCATCGTCCCTTTGCAGGCGCAGTCGGGGCCGTGGTGTATCTCGCGACCGGGACAATCCTCGTTAGGGCAGGCCACCCTCACCCACGGCATCAGCGGATCCTCGCCGCGTTCGATTCACGCTGGCAGGTACGGCAGTGACGCGAACCGCGTTTGTCCACACGGAGATTCTCGCCCGCGTACGGATGGCCCTTCGGGCAGTGTGTCTTTCGGGCGTGGGCGCCGCGCCGGTGATTCTCGGCGTTGGTCACCGGCTCGAGGTGCCCCCAGTTGCAGCAGAGCGTGGTGGTGCATCCCCGATCGTGAACGTGGTCGATGTCCAGTCCATCGGCGATCGGGCCGACGGCGAGTTCATAGGCGAGCCGGTGAGCGAGTACGAGCGTCTCGGGATCCACCCGAAAGATCCCGTAGCCGCGCGACTGGACCGCCCCCGTCCACGGCCAGCACTCGTCCGGCCCGCGGCGATCGACCTTCGCCCAGAAGCGCTCGGCTACCTCAACCCACGGCATCGTGGCCGTTCCTCCGGATCGCCGCCTCGGCGCGCTCGTGGATGTCCCGCAGGCGCTCGGCCAACTGCGCCACCGCGAGGTGGTCGGGGATCTCGGCGAACTGGCCTCGGCGCAGCAGCAGCGCCGCTTGGAACGTGGCCACCTGCTGAAGCGGATCACCGGCATCCTGGGCGAGCCTCCAAGCCCACGCGCGGAGATCGGGTCGGTGTGGAGACAGACGTCGGTGGCGGCGTCTATGAGGTGCTGATCCTCCTCGGAGAGGACACGCAGTCGTGGTGGGTGCATCGGCTTCCTTCGTGGTCGTGGTGTGAGAGGCGGCGCCGCATCACGCGGCGCCGCCGTGCTGCTCAGCCCTCGGCGCCGGCGACCTCGATCGTCGGCTCGCCGTCGGGTGCCTCGTCGCCCTCCACGAGGACCTTCTTCGAGAGAAGCTCCGAGAGGTGGCGCTTCACCTGCTCGACCGGCAGCGCCGGCCAGAGGTTGGCTTCGTGCAGGCCCTCGTACTGGGCCGCCAGTTCGTCGGCCGTCCGCGGGGCCGGGGAGATCGTCACGAGTTGCAGCACGGCCGTCTGCCCCTCGGTCAGGTTGTCGGCCTTCGCAGTCGATTTGCGGCTCGCGGATTTGCGCCGTTTGCGAGTGGTGGTTTTCGCTTTCGGGGCCGGCGTGACCTCGCGCGCCGTGGGCTCTTTGCCTTCCTCGGTGGGGGTGGTGCTCTCTGCCATCGGTTCCTCCTTCAGGATGTTGTCGGGATGCTGTGGGCATCCTCACAGCATGATCGGCGGGCGTTCAGGTAACGAGATTCACCCGAGCTTCCGCGGCCTCGCCGCGGCCGTCGACGATCCAGTTCGGGGGCGTGACGTGGAACGTCTTCCCCCTGATCTCCTCCGGCCAGACGTTCCCCTTCTCGTGCGGGCTGAAGGTGACCCGCTCGTTCGCCACCGGCACCCGGTCGAGTGCCGCCTGACCCACGAGGATGCCGTCCACGAGCAGCGACACGCGCGGCATCAGTCGGTCCCCGGCAGCGTGTCAGGCGCTTCCGGCGAAGGATCCTCGCCGGCGGGCGGGTCATCGTCGGGCGCCGGCGGGTCGCCCTCTTCGGCGGCGGCCTGCGCTGCCTCGGCAGCCTTCTTCGCGTCGGCCTTCTCTTTCCGCTCGCGCCGCCGTTTCTGCTCGGCCGTCTCCTTTTTCGCGGCCTCCTCGGCACCCTCCACCTTCCGTTTGCGGGCACCGAGCACGACGGTGATCCCGTCCGCGACGACCCCGGCGAGGGTCCCGGCGGTGACCTTCGAGGCGGCGTTGTAGGCGGCCTCGGCCGCTTTGTGATCCTCCTCGAAGAGCCACGACAGAGCGCGGCTCAGAAGATCGGCCTGCTCTTTGGTCGCCGCGGCCACGGCCTGCGCCGGTGCTCCTTCCTCTTGGCCGCCGTTGGCCTTCACCTCCTCGGCGCCGGTCGTCTCATAGCCGGCCATGCCGACGATGAAGCCGAGGGCCTGCCGCAGGGCGCGGCTCTGGGCGCGCGTCTGGGCCATGCCCTTGACCGCCGATTCGCTCGAGTCGAACCAGTTCTCCTCCTCCCTCGAGCAGATCGCCTCGCCGCGACCGACGAGGCGGCCGTCCATCGTGCGGACCTCTGCGACCGCCTCCCACGACCAACCTTCGACCGCGTACTCGAACTCGGTTTCCTCGGTGACTTCGCGCTTGCCGTTGACCCACCCGTACTTCTTCCGCTTGGCTTTCGCGACGTAGGACGTCATCGGGTGGACGCGGGCGGTCGAGACGGTCATCGCCTGCAACCCGAGCAGCGTCCCGGCGGTCTGCCAGCCCTCGATTTCGACGTGCTTTTTCTTCCCGCCGAGGGCGACCGACAACTCCTGTTTGTCGATCACGTCTTTCAGCGCGGTGGCGACACTGCCCACCTGCTTGATGATCTCGCCGGGGTCGCGGGTGTTCCAGAGCGTGGCGAGCTCGCCACCCTGGGCGGGGGGCGGCGCCGGCGCCAGGCCCGGCGCGCTCGGCACCACATCGCTACCGGGGGTGACCTCCTCGACCAATTCAGTCTCCGCGACCTCGTCGTGCTGATCGGACATTCGTGCTCCTTCGTCGTGGTGTGGACTTCCTACTTCGTGAAGTAGGAAGTAGAAACTAGATTCCGTAGACCGCCCAATCGTAGGGGCGGCGTGGCCGCCACAGCGTGCGCCGTGGCGGCCAGTTCCATGCCGAGTGCATCAGCCGTCCTCGTCGGGCGCCCCTTCCGCCGCACGCTGCACGAGGCAGAAGAAGCAGTTGCAGGGAGGCTCGTCCTCCGAGCGGGTGGACTCCACCGGGGGAAGCCGCATCGCGCCGAGTTGCAGGCCGAGGATCATCCCGGCCATCGCCGCGTCCATCCTCCCCTCTCCGCTCGGCACCATCGCGGCGAGCGCCCGCGTCACGCGGGCGACGTTCAGGCCGTGGCCGGCGAAAAATTCGTCGCGCCTGACGGTGCCGTCCGAAATGTGATCGTAGGTGTCCAGCATCATGTCGGTGCTGGGCGCCTTGGAGCGATCTAGCTTCTCGCCCCCCCCCTCAGGGGTCACCGGATCATTCATGCTCGCGTTCCTTTCTGACATCAGGTTCCCAATCCCTCGGGCGGGTCGTACTGCTCCCGGTGATCTCGCATCCCCGTGATCAGGATGCCGATCGCGTGGTCGTCCAGTTTGCCGTCGGACTTCAGGAAGCGGATCAGCCCCGCATCGCGCTCGGCCTCGATCGCCGCCGAGATCGCACGGATGCCGAGGGCCACGGCCTCCTTCGGGCTGAGTTGCCCGAACGGCCGATCATCGACGTAGGTCGCGACGAAGGGTTTCCCCTCCTTCGTCACCTGCCCGTGGGTCGAGAAGACGCCGCCGATGCCGGTCATCGTCCCCACCCGAGATTCTTACTCGCGGCGACATAGGCGCCATTGTCGCGCCCCCGCAGCACCGACAGGCGGGCGATGACCGCATCGATCACAGCGACCTGATCATCGTTGGCCGGACCCGGCAGAAAGCGGTTCCACCGGAGACACGTTTCGACGTTTTCGCAGGCTTCCACCTCGGCGATCGTCGGCCATGCCGGACTCATCGGGTCGCCACCTGCGGCTCTTTCCAGATCCGGACGCCGGGGATGACGAGGCCCGCCTTGGCCGACGCCGCCACTTTGCCTTTGTTCAGTACCCGGTCGAAATACTCGTCGGGGATGCGGCTCTCGTCCTGCACTTCGTACTTCGTCACTTCCTTGACGACGGTCTGGGCGAAGCCGCCGCTGGCCTTTTTCGGCGGCGGCGCCGGCCGGGTGGACGGTTTGACCGCCCTCGAGCGCCGCTGCTCTTCTTCGGCTTTTTTGTCCTCGCGGGCCTGCCGCTCGCGTTCGGAGCGCTCGGCTTTCTTGCGCTCTTCGTCGGCCTTCTTTTTCTGGGCGGCCGTGTATTTGGTGACCCGATCTTTGATCGAGTCCTCGGCCGCATCGTTGGTCGAGCCAAGCTCGCGGAAGCTGGCGAGCACTTCGCGGCCGTACTGGTCGTAGGGACCTTTCACCGCTTTGCTCAGCGCCGTGACGTCCTCGCGGGCGTGCCGCAATTCTTTGAGGGCGTCGGCGGCTTCGCCGAACGTCTCCTGATCGGCGATCTCGGCCGGGAGCGTGTCGGCCAGTTCGCGGGCCTTGCGAAGCTTCTCCTGGGCCTCGGTGAACTCGGGCAGATCGCGGGGCGGAACGCCCCATTTCACGTCCGGCGTGGTCGTGGTGTCATCGCTCATTCGTGGTGTCTCCTTCTTCCTTTTCCTTCGCCTGCTGGATCTCGATCTTCAGACCGGCCCGCACCAACTCGTGCGCGCGTTTGGGCGATACGCCCAACTCTTCAGCCGTGCGCCGATACGTTTTCTTCCGCCTGTAGACGCTGAGCGCGTGCAGGCGGCGTTGCTCCGGCGTGGCCTCGTACTTCGGCATCGAACCTCCTCGTCGTGGTGTGTCACCTAAACAGGTTGCGGCAGCCTACACCTCGTAGCCGGCCTCGCTGAGTTCGTGACCGATCGTCTGCAAGGTGGCGATGGCGATCCTTCCTCGCTGCGTCGGCTTCTCCTTCGCCTTGTCCTCGGCCGTGCGCATCCGGTCGATCACCTTCCGGAGCAGGCCGTCGACGTCGTCCGGCAGCAGCACCTTCCCGGTCGCCTTGTAGAAGTGCTCGACCGCGCCGCGGACCGGCCTCTCGTCCACGAGCACCACCGCGCCGAGTTTGAGCAGCGTCCGCATGTGGTAGCCGACGTGCCCGATCTCGAGCGTGTGCGCGGTGGCGATCTCCACCGGCGACCGCACGGCGCCGCCCTTCAGTTCGGTGAGGATGATCCGCCGGGTCGGATGGTTCAGGGCTTGCAGGATCTCGGACTCTTCGCGGGTCGTCCTCGTGCTCATCGTTCCTCCTTCGTCGGGGCCGTGGTCGGCCGCGTCTGCGATTCCTTGTCAAAGCCCCCGGCCACCGCCGCCGCCAGCAGCAGCGCGATGATCAGCGCGACCGTGACGATCGTCTCCACCCGTCGGATAGGCTGTGGCTTGGGCCTGTTGCTCTGTCGTGGTGTCAATGGGTCTTCTCCTCGTGTGACGTAGGTGTCTGGGGCCGGGGCGCGCCGTAGGGCGCTAACCCCGGCCTCGGATACGTGCGGGGGCCGGGATGTCCTGCCCCCGCCAGAAGCTCCGGTGCCTGCGCGGGTGGTGCCACGGGTGCGCGTGGGGCATCCGCCGCTCTCCGCCGGGCAGGGTGATCACGTTGACGCCGCTCGGCGGCGGTTCCACGACCGGGGGTGCCGCGACCGTGACCGGCGCCCCCGGTTCCGCACAGACCGGCGCCATCACCGCGACGGGGGTCGCCCACGGGTCCGCCTGCATCACGGAGGTGGGATTGGTCGAGTGGCCGAGGCCGTGAAGGTGGCCCTCCTCATGGATGACGATCACGCAGGCGATCTCAGGGGTGATCACGCGCCCGGTGGCGGTCACCGTCCCGACTTCCGAAAGCTGCATTTCGCAGGGTCCCGACCAACCGGGCGCCGGCTGAGTCGCATCGCCGCCCGCGCCGGGTATCGGCGCGAAGCCGATCGCCAGGGAGGTGCATTGGGTGGGCGGGCCGCCCCAGAATTCTTCGGCGATCGCCACGTCGCCAAGCGCCGTCGGGGCCGGTGCGGCGTGCGCGTGCCCGCCGTGGAGGACGAGGGCGAGCACCGCCGCCACCACCAGCCGCAGTGCCCGGCGCCTCACGATCCCGCCTCCGCCCGCCGCGCGATCTCATCCTCGGCGCAGCGTTTGGCGGGGCGAAGGTCGGGCAGCCCGAAACCGACGTCGCGGTCACCGAGGATCGAGAAGTGCTCGTGCTCGCACGTCCAGAGGATGCGGGCCGGACTCTCCGCGTCATCCACGATGACGCCTCGGTAGCGGCCGTTGTCGAGCACTTCCCACCGTGCGCGGAGCATCATCGACCGTCCTCTATCCGCTTGTCGATGATCGCCAACCGCACCTCATCGCGGGTGCGGGCGCCGGCACAGATCGCCTCCGGCAGCCCGACCCGTTTCGCCTCGCGGCGCAGATCGGCCCAGCCCATCGCCTTCAACTTCGCCACCTCATCCATCACGTTCAGCGGCGTGACGATCTCCCTCTCCCCCGGCCTCATTCGATGATCTCGCAGTCAAGGAAGAAGTCGCTGTGCTGGTCGCCCTGCCAGACGATCTCGTTGTCCCACGGCTCGGCGCCGGGGAGGAGATCATCCATCTTGACGCTGATCCCGCCCTCGTAGTCCACCTGCGTGACCACGCCGTGGCGACCGTCCTCGGCCGAGAAGTGCGGGTAGCGCTGCACCACCTGACGGAGCCGCACGCGCTGACCCACCACCGGCGCGGAGCCGCCGTCGATCGCCTGATCGGGGAAGCGGCGTGAGGTGATGAAGTCGGAGCGGCGGCCGGGATTGCCCTTCGCGTCCCAGACCGCCAGCCGATCCGCGATCCACTTCTCGGCCGAGTCCACATCCTCGGCCGTGGCCCAGCCGCCGTCCCACTCGATCAGGACGCTCTCGTGCTCCGGCGCCTCGCCGGGGCCGAAGACCGCCTTCGCTTCCTCTTGGTAGTCGGCCTCGCTGTGCGTCTCGATCCGACCGTTCTCCCGGTAGACCTTCGACTCCCCGATCAGCGCGACCACCCGGTCCGGCGCCAGCGCGGCGCCGAGATCGGTGAAGCCCTTTTCAGCGTGGGCGAGGGAGCGGAACCCGGCCATCACGCCGAGCTTCTCGTCGCCGCTCTTCAGCGCGAAGGCGAAGAGGCCGTAGCCGTCTTCGTGGAACTCGAGGTGGACCGTCTGCTGCGTCGTGGTGCTCATTCGTGTGACCCTCCGTCGTGGTGTGGAGAAGCGTTACCTAAACAGCATAGAGCAGAACGCTCGACCGCGTCAACCCTTAATCCAGTAAAACTAGTTTTAAGCAAACATGCGGTGGCGCCGCCTACCCCCGGCGCTAGCCTTGCTTCCTAGAATGGCTGCCCGCAAGCCGACCACGAAAAAGCCGCGGCCGAAGTCCAAACCCGGCAAGGCCCCCGCATCGCCTCGGCGATCGCCTCAGCGCAAACAGCCCGCGCCCCCGCAGAGGAAGGGCAGCGCGAAAGCCAAGGCGAAGCCGAAGAGCGCCCCCGCCAAACCGGCCACGCCTCGCAAACGCAAACCGAAAGCGATCGGGCGCCCCTCCAAGATCTCGCAGATCGTCCGCGTGATGGTGCCGGAGAAGAACGGCAAGCTGCGCGCCCACTACATCACCGTGGCCGCGGCCTTCGTGAAGGTGCTCGCCACGGGCTGCTCGTTCGAGACGGCGGCGACCACCGTCGGCGTCTCCAAGGTGACCGCCTACGACTGGATCTCCCGCGGGGAGGAGGTCCGCGATATGGAGCCGGTGCCTGCCGATGCCGAACCGTTCTTGAACTTTGCGAACGACGTCGCGCGTGCGCGCGAGCAGGTGGTGACCTTGGCCCTCGCCGGCGTGCTCGAGGCGGGCAAGGCCGACTGGCGCGCCTTCGCGTGGTTCCTCGAGCGCAGTCGCCCGCAGGAGTTCGGGCGCCAGACCCGCATCGACCACGGCGCGATCGGGGCCGACGGTGGACGCCTGTCGATGGCCGAGCTCATGGCCGCCGCGGTAGCCGACCCGTCCACGGCAAGCGACGATGACGATCCCGACCTTTCCTGAAGGCGTTGTGATCGAGCACGACGAGGACGGCGCCCTCGTGGCGACCGGACCCGGCTTCACGCGGTGTGTCCGCTGGCCGGCGACGTGCGCCGAGGTGCGGGCGGCTCAGCTGACCTACTCGGCGCCGTGCGACTTCTGCTCTGGCCGGTGGGACGAAGGCGACCGCCCACGGCGGCGGCTCAGTGGCGACGCGAGCAGCTAGGCGCGCTCGAGAGGACGGCGCCGCGGCGCTGATCCGTCGCAGCCGGGAGGACCCGGTGTGGTGGATCGAAAAGGTGCTCGGGATCGAGCTATGGTCGAAACAGCGGCAGATCGCCCGCGCCGTGCGCGACAACCGGCAGGTGGCGGTGCGCTCCTGCCACGGCCCGGGGAAGACGAAGATCGCCTCGTGCATCGTGATGTGGTTCCTCTACTGCCTCCCTGAATCGCGGGTGGTCACGACGGCGACGAAGTGGTCCCAGGTGAAGGCCCTGCTCTGGCACGAGGTGAATCAGAACTTCAACGGCGCGCAGATCGCCGGCGGCCTCGGCGGCACGTGCCTTCAGACCGAACTCAAGTTGCCCGACGGCCGCTACGCGCTCGGCCTCTCGACGCGGCCGGGGCAGGAGGAGTCCTTCCAAGGGCACCACGCGCCGCACATCCTCCTGCTCTACGACGAGGCGTCGGGGGTGCCGGGCCCGGTGTACGAGGCGGGCGAGGGCTACATGACCACGACCGGCGCCCGCAAACTGATGATCGGCAACCCGACCCGGGCCGAGGGCGAGTTCTACAAGGCGTTCAACGCCGACCGGGCGAAATACAAGACGATCCACATCAGCGCCTTCGACACGCCCGCCTTCACCGGCGAGGCGGTGAGCGACAACCTGCTCCGCCACCTCGTCTCGAAACAGTGGGTGGAGGAGAGGCGCTCGTGGGAGGGGACGCCGCTGTGGGACATCAAAGTCCTCGGCAACTTCTCGAAGACTTCCGACGACAACGTGATCGCCCTCTACATCGTGGAGGAGGCGCAGGCCGAGGAAGATCACCCGGTGCGGCCGGACCGCAAGGCGGTGATCGGGGTGGACGTGGCCCGGTTCGGCTCCGACGAGACGGTGATCTCGATCCGCGAGGAACGGAACGTCCGCATCCACTCGATCTACCACGGGCAGGACACGACGGCGACGATCGGCGAGACGATCCGCGCCTACAAAGAGGCGAGCGACGGACCCGGCTCGGCGCGGGTGGTGGTCGATGACGTCGGGGTAGGCGGCGGCGTCACCGACGGGCTGCGCGCCCAGGGGGTGCCGGTGACCGGGCACAACGGCGGCGAGTCGCCCTACGAGCCGGAAGAGTTCCCCAACCGTCGCTCCGAGCTCTGGTTCGAAGTGGCCGAGGAGTTGAAGACGTGCTCGCTCGACCCCGACGAACAGTTGGCCGCCGACCTGGTCGCGCCGAAATACAAAGTGGACGGTCAGGGGCGCCGCGTGGTCGAGCCGAAGGACATCACCAAGAAACGCCTCGGCCGCTCCCCCGATCGTGCGGACTCGGTGCTGCTCACCTTCGTTCCCGAAGAGGACGAAGGGTCGGAAGTCTGGTAGACACCCCGCTCGCGGTCCGTCTCCCATGCGCCGCTGTGCGCGGACCGCAAACGTCGCCGGGTGGGGCGACGTTCCTCCCCCAGGAGCACGGGGCCGTCGCGATCGTCAGGGCTGGCGCGCGCGGCGGCCCCGCCCTATGCTCGCGAGCGCCGCCCCGTGTCCGGCGGGGCGGTGTCAACCACACGAAGGAGGACACGATGGGCTTCGAGGTCTACCCGATGCACGAGGACGCCGAGCCGAACAACCCGACCGGCGAGTACGGCTGGCGCCGCCGTGGCCGGGACGGCGAGATCACGGCGACCGGCCACGAGGGTTTCACCCGCGAGGAGGACGCCGAACGCGCGATCCGCGAACACGGCGCCGCGGTCTACACCGAATTGTTCCCGACGCTGAACAACCCCGAAATGTCGGGAAAGGCGGCGGCGGAGAACCTCGAGATCAAGCGAGTAGCCGCCTAGCGCGCTACCCTCGCGGCGGACGAGACACGGCCCCGGCGGCTCTGCTGAACACCGCCGTCGGGGCCTTTTCACACCACGACGAAGGGAGCACGATGAACCTCTCCACCATCGAAATGCCACCGGAGCAGGCGCGCCAGCAGTTCGAGGCTTACCGCCGCGCCGCCCGCGATCGGCACAGCGCCGAGGACAAGGCAATCGCCGCCGGCTACAAGGCGATCGCCGAGGGGCGCGCCGTCCTTCAACTCACCCCGACGATGATCGCCGGCGGGGTCGCCGTCCTCGAGCGCACGACCGCCGGGGGCACGCGCCAGGCGGTCACCGTCCCGCGGCTGGCCGTCGCGCCGGCGAACCGGAAATTCGCGTGGACCCACGGCGTGCAGCAGAATGGCTCGCTCGAGATCGTCGGCCGCCAGCCGATCGCGCCGAACAACAAACGTGACCGCATGGCCTTCGACCCCGGCACCTTCGGGATGCTCGCCGGCACCGGCGCACTCAGCTGGGGCGACTGGAACCGTCGGATCAATGCCCTGATCCCGCCCGTGCCGCCGGCGCTCCGGCCGCGCGACAACATCGCCAACTACCACGTGCTGTGGGAGGCGGAGTGGTCGTTCGCGCCGGGCCCGCCGCCCGGTGACCCGGCCCTGCTGAAGCACATCGGCGGCGACCTGTACGCGGTCCACGCCGTGTGGGATCTGACCCCGCTCGAGCAGGCCGTCCTCAGCGGTCGCGCCTTTGAAGACTGATGAAGGCTGCTACCGCGTGGGCGATCCTGTTCGGGATCGTCACGGCCGTGATCGTGCTTGTCTGCTGCTGGATCGCGCCGGGGGTGACCTTCGCCGGTCGCCTCGGCGCGACGGCCTGCGTCTTCGGCGTCATCGCCTGCATCTTCGCGCTCGTGTCGCTTGGAGATCACGACTGATGGCCCGCTACGAACCGGACCCGCGCTACGACCCCGATCTCGTGGCCGCGCTCGAGGCCGGCGGCGAGCAGGGTCTAGCCGACGCGATGGCCGCCACCTGCCGCACCTGCGGTCACACCCGCGCGGACCACGCCGGTGCGACCGGGGCGCTCGCGAGCTTTGGAGGCTCGGCCTGCGAACGATGCTGGGACTGTGGGGCGTTCCTCCACTCGAGCTACCCCGCCGAGCCACCGTTCCCGTTCGGGGCCAAGCACGAAAAGGACTGGCCGAAAGTGGAGGCGACACGATGACGTACATGGTCGAGATCCACCCCCTCTACGGCGGCTGGTCGCAGCGGATCGAGCCGATCGCCGCGACCCTCAACCCGCGGATGCAGGCCGATCAGGTGGTCGTGTCGGTAGCCATCGGCCGCGAGTACTTCGCCAGCGACGGGACCTCGCTCAGCGAGGAGGCCCGCGCCCAGGTGGCCGACGCGGTCGAAGAGGCGATGCGTGCCCTGAAGGCAGCTGGTCCGAATGCCTAGGCGGAAAGCGACCGGCCCGCTGCGTGAGCGGGCCGAGAGGGAAGCCAAGCAGCGGGCGGATATGGCGCAGGCCGAGGAAGAGCGCGCCGAGGCCGAGCGGAACGAGCTACGCGCGGCCCGGGTCGCACCGACCGTCGCCCACCTGGGGAAGTGGTGTGGCACGACGGATATCGCGGCGGCCGACCTGAAGCCCTACTCCAACAGCCGCGGCGTCTCCGTCTGGGACGTGGACGTCGACGGCTTCCACCTGCGGGTGAGCGCGAACGACCACAGCAGCCCGGTGAAGATCACGCTCGAGCAGGTGTCCGATGACGGGAAGGACGCCCGCTACGTGGAACGGCCGTGGCAGTTGCTCGAGCCGTGGGAGAAGAGCCACGATGCCGAGCCCACCAACCCGGGGAAGGGGACGACATGACGCAGCAGCTACGGGTGGATGCCCCGGCCCTCACCTGCGTATCGAACTCGCCGGCGTGGCTCGAGGAAATGGCGCGGGCCTACAGCGGTGAGCGCGCCGCGCTGGTCGAGCGGCGCATCCTCGAAGGCGAGAATCGGATCGAACTCGACTACCTGCCGGACGTGGTCGGTGGCCGCGAACCGCCGCGGCGGGTGCTCTACCTCGTGCCCTCGTGGACGCGCCATCCGGAAGGGCGGTTCAAGGTCGAGCTCGCCCGCTGGCGCTGGCGGCGGCGGCGACCGTGAACGGCGAACTCTTCTGGGCGGCCATCCACGCGCAGGGCGTCCGGATGTGCGCGGCCGGGATCGGGACCTTCGACGGGTTGCAGCGCCAGCGTCAGGCCCGGGTCCAACTGGTCGGCGGCGGCGGCGACG